CCCGTTCGAGCTGACCTGCCTCGCCTGGCGTCAGCCGCAGTTCCTGCGCCGGTTCGGGCTGGGGCAGTTCTGTTTCCGCTTCGTCCTCGTGCCCCAGGTGGAGCAGGTGGATCAGTGCGGCTGCGAACCCCAGGGTCACGACCGGTAGGCAGGAGACCGCCGTGGTGATCTCCCACGGCGCGTGGATCACATGCGCGGCGTTGAGCAGGTGGTAGGCGATCTGCCCGAACATGCCCAGGAACAGCGACCCGAACGTTGACCTCTTGGCGAACGTCCGGGCAGCCTTCGGGGTGTCAGGGGACATCCACGCACCCATCGCATACGCGGCGTAGGCTTCGACGCCGATCGGCAGCGTGATCGCGGTGTTCAGGTGGAAGCTGTCCCAGATGCCCGGCAGCGGGTGGATGACGCCGAAACCCGCCAGGGTCCCTAGCCCCACCCACCCGGACCAGACGGCGACAGCCGCCGACGAGCCGATGAGGTAGAGCGGCCATCTGCGCACGCGGCGCTTGTCCGTCATTGTGTCTCCGTCTTCCTCACGGCCCAGATCTTGAGCCTCGTCCACGCCGCCCAGAGGGCGATCCACGCCCCGGCGACGACCCACACCAGCCATCCGGGCGCACCGGCCGGGACAAGAACTCCCACGACGAATGCGCCTAACAGAAGCACTACATCACTCCTCCCTTGAACGGTGGCTCGGTACAGACTTGTACTCTACCTTCTACGTTCCAGGTTCGTCAAGCTGATAAGCTGGGTGGGTCACACACGGACAAGACATCGGGATACGACATGCCAGCAGCAGGAGTACAGGGACCACGCAACGCCAGCCCGCGCACGCAGCGCAAGCGCCCGGGTGACCTGACCGGGGTACGTGGCCAGCAGCTCGCCGCGAGCGCAGCCCTTGAGAAGGCAGAGCAGGCGGCGCAGGTCGCGGAGGGCCTGGAAGAGCAGAGGGCCGCGAAGCTCGCAACCGAGGTGGACTACTCCTCCGAGGCCCGGCAGAAGGAGCGCCTGGCCGCTGCGGCGGACCCCGTGGCTGAGGTCGAAGTCGAGGTGCGCGAGAAGACCCGGCGCATCCGGGTGAACTACCCGATCGAGGACATGACCTTCGGCAAGGAGATCATCACCGACGCGAAGTACGACGAGAACGGCGTCATGACGGCGGCCCCCGTGCTCGGCGGACTGAAGACCTACACCTTCGAAGAGGGCCGCTGGTACACGGTGGACACCGACCTGGCCGACCACCTGGCGTTCCTGGGCTACATCTACGAGTAAGGACGGGCGATGGCGGGACAGTTAACCGCTCTCGGCGCGCAGTCGCTGGTTAATGCCGTTGGTGGCATTGTCCCGCCGCACATCGGGACGACGGCACCCACGTGGCAGCCGGGCCTGTACTGGATCAACACCACGGCAGGCGCGGTCCTGGAGTACTGGAACGGGTCCGCGTGGGTGGCGGGCACCGAGCCGCTGTACATCGCCCTGTTAACCGGCGACCCGTCAGTCTCAGGGCCGGGCGGCGGCTACGCGCTGAACATCTCCGACCTGATCGAGGACACCACGTCCGGGTACGCGCGCCAGGCCGTGACGTTCGCCGCCCCGGTGCCGTACCTGTCGGCCACGACCTACACCTCGGGCCAGAAGGTCATCTACCAGGAGTTCGTCTACCAGTGCGCGGTGGGCAGCATCAGCGGTACCGCCCCGTCCGGCACGGCGACCAACAACACCGACTGGACGTACATCGGCCCGGCCTACCCGGCGTCGGCCGCGAACTCGAACACCCTGACCTTCAGCTACTCGGCCGCGCAGCCGTTCCCGGTCCAGTGGGCCGCGCTGGTCACCGCTTCGACCGGCACCACCGGGCTGCTGAAGTACCTGTGGACGCTGCCCCAGCCGCAGCAGGTGGCCGGGTCGCAGTCGATCCAGATTGGGGCCGGGATGGCAGCCCTGATGCAGGCGTGAACATCAGCGAAGTCCAGATCCTGCTGGCCGCGCCCCAGGCGGCGGGCGGCTACCAGTCACCCGGCGCGGTCTACAACTCGCTGGGCCGGTGGGCATCGACCACGCAGCTCAACGCGGGCGTCCCGCTGAACAACCTGTTCCCCGACCTCACGGGACCGCAGAACGCGGCCGGGCAGGTGGACTACCAGTGCCTGTTCGTCTACAACTCCGACAACGCAGCCACGCTGGCGAATGTGTACGCGTGGATTCCGTCCACGAGCGTCGTCGGCGCGGTGCAGTGGGCTACCGGCGCGGACACGACAGTGCCGAGCGGCTACAGCGTGACGGGGACCCCGCAGGCTGGCTACATCTCCTCACCGACCATCGCCCCCTCGACGGTGCAGTCCTGGTTCGGCGGTGTGGGGCAGGCGTCCCAGGGTGCCCGCCTGCCGTCCATCGGCCCCGGCGAGGTCGCGGCCTTCTGGGTCCGGCGCACGGCGGTGAACAGCCAGGCGTTCTCGGGCGCGGGCTTCGGCCTCCAGGTCACATTCGACGTGGCGTAGCCGATGAGCCTCAGCGTCAGCGTCCAGTGCAACGTCTACTTCGGCATGGACCTGGAAGTTACAATAGAGATGAACGTCGGTGCCCCCTACCAGGGCAATATCAGCAGCCTCGCCACCGACCGCTGGTACCCGATGTACCCCTCGTGATCTAGGAGCGTCATGGCTGACATAACGACCATGATCGCCCGGGTCCGTTTCGAGATCGGGGACCCGCCGCAGCCGTTCCGGTCCACGGGCATCGGGGACGGCGCGACCGTGCTGTTCGACCTGCCGAAGCAGGAGCTGAACGAGGGCTCGCTTGAGGTCTTAGTCGTCAACGGCGCGACCCAGACGTCCTACGCCGACCAGACTGCGGCGCAACCGTGGAACGTCTCGACCGCCTACACCACCGGCATGGTCGTGACGCAGGGCACCGGCTTCTACCAGGCGGCACAGACCTCCACCGGCCATCAGCCCGTCGCGGGCGGCAACGCCTACTGGACGGACGTCACGTCCACGACCTACACCGTGAACGCCGAGCTGGGCAAGGTCATCCTGGGCCAGCCGATCGCGGTCAACGCCACGCTGATCATCTCGGGCACGAGCTGGGCGCTGTTCAGCGACATGGACCTGTACCGGACCATCCTCGAATCCTGCAATCAGCACGTCTACGGGTCGGAGATCGAGGAGCGCTACCGGGACGCCCACGGCTTCATCGGCTTCCGCGAGACCCCCAAGACCCTGCTGAACCTGCCAGCGATCGAGGAACCGCTGGTGATCATGCTGTCGGTGATCAACGCCTTCTGGTCAATGGCGAACGACGCCGCGACCGACGCCAACATCCAGACGGCCGAGGGGACGGCCATCGACCGCACGACCCGGTACCAGCACCTGATGCAGCAGATCCAGGCCCTGACCGCCCGCTACCAGGACTACTGCGGGCAGCTCAACGTCGGGCTGTACCGGGCCGAGACACTCCAGCTCCGTCGCACGAGCCGGACGACCGGCCGCCTGGTGCCCCTGTTCCGGCCGCGCGAGTACGACGACCACCGCTGGCCGCAGCGCGAGATCCCGGCCGTGGACCACCGCAACGACGACAACTCTGGCGTGCCGTCGCCGCTGTGGTCCTCCAACTGGGGGTCCTGATGTCACGGATGGACTACAAGCGCGGGAGGTACAACCCGGACTCCGAGACCGACGCGATGTTCGCCGCCATGCGCGGCTGGCAGAGCGTTGACGGCGACTGGGTGAACTACTACCGCTTCGATGAGGCGCACAGCGAGATCCACCCGATCTACGACGAGCCGACAGGCAACGGGCTGATGTGGCTTGCGCCCGTCCGCGTCGAGGCCCTGCACGTCACGCACGTCGAGGGCGCGAACGAGGACTCCGACCGTGGCTTCTACTACAACGACAACCTGGACGTCACCGTCCCGTTCGACCTGTTCATCCAGGCTGGCATGTCTAAGGCTGACATCGACACGGGCAACTACCTCAAGGACCGCGTCGTCTACGATAGGAAGGTCTTCCGTATTAAGAGCATCTCTATTCGTGGCCAGATGCAGCAGCGGGACACCATCGTCGGCATCACCGGCACCCAGCTCAAGCCTGACGAGCTGGTCTGGGATCAGCAGTTCGCGCAGTGGGCTCCGGGCGGGGCCTTCACCCTTCAGGGAGGTACCCAGTGACCACGCCGCCAACCACCGGCACCACCAACTGGGGCGGCCCGCTCGACACCTACCTGGCCGCGCTCCAGGCCGAGGCCGACAACAACGGGGTCAACTTCGCGGACCACATCTCGGCCGCGCCAGCCGGGACGCCGTTAACCGACCCGCATGGTGACCGGGCCTACGCGCTCGGCCTGATGGCCCCGATCCAGCAGCTCGTCAACCAGCCGAGCGGCTTCGTGCAGCTCGGGCCGGGCGGCAGGCTGCCAGGCCGTCAGTGGCAAGACCTGCGCCCGGTATCGGGCTCGTTCGCGCCGCCGACCGGGCACTACCCACCGCAGTACCGGACCACCCTGGACGGGAAGATCGAGCTGGCAGGCTACGTGGTCATCTCTGCCGCGACGTACAACGGCGTGACTATCTTCCCTGCGGCGCTCCCAGCAGACTGCCGCCCGAATCTCGACGTGGACATCCTGGTCACGCTCAGCGCGGCCGGAAGCGCTCCCTCAGCCGCCACGCCCATGATGACCATCGCGGCGGACGGGACCATGACCTTCAGCGGGCTTCCGGGCGGCCTGGCACCGGGCACCCTCGTCGGGATCAAGGGATGGTTCCCGCTGGACTCCTACTACGAACTCTTGCAGAGCTAGCTATGCCCTGGTTATTCAACGAGGACGCGGCGATGAAGGCCCGTCTCCAGGGGCTGCTGGTCCAGGACGCGACCTCGCCCAGCGGCGGCCGGGAGGTCCCGGTCAGGTACCGGCTGCCGGATGACGAGCTGGCGAACCTGACCTACCCGGTCGTCATCATCGAGCACGCGGGGATCTACCCGGCCCAGGAGCGGATGCACTCGGGCTACGTCCAGCTCCCGTACGCGCCCGAGGGCAGCACGCCGTACTGGCAGCCGGGCGAGGCGATCTACCCGCTGGCATCCCCGTACTACGCGCCCGTGCCGACGCCATACAACTTCGACTACCAGGTCACCGTATTCGGCCGGTTCTGGGGCGCGCACATCGCCCCGCTGATCGGGGAGCTGGCAACGCTGTGGCGGCTGCCCGCGAAGGCCGGGCGGCTGTGGGTCCCGCAGGACAGCACCACCCGGACGATGCGCCTGCTCGGCGGCCCGGAAGAGGGCTATGGCACGGACGAGGACGGCAAGAAGCTGTTCAAGGTCGTGTACCTGGTGCGCGTGTTCTCCGAGCTGGTCGAGAACGTGGCGAGCAGCACCGGCTGGGGCGGCAGCCTGACGCCTGTGAATACGGTGGACATCGACCTCAGCGTCTACGCCTCGCTGGACGATATCGACCTCTCGTCTCCTACGGGCATCCAGGAGAGCATCGGGATTTACAGCGTCGGCGCGAGCAGCACGGTCAACGTCCAGCAGTCTCCGTAGGCCCTCCAGGGCTGACGCACATGTTCTGGCTAAGGTTCTCTATACTAAGTGTTGAGTTCCTTACCTAGACGACGAGAGAGCCGCCGCATGAGCAACTACTCCCGGCCCGGAGTCTTCGTCAACACGAGCCTGACGCCGTTAACCTCCAGCCCCTCCGGGGTCACGGGCGGGGCGGTGGCTTGCTTCGTCGGCGCGTACAACAGGGGTCCGACGCAGCCCACGCTCGTGACGAGCTGGCAGAACTTCGCCAACTTATACGGCGGCTTCAACGTCGCCAACGGCTCGCCGCTGGCCTACGCGGTCTGGCAGTACTTCTCCAACGGCGGGTCCGCCTGCTACGTCTACCGGGTCCCGAACACCGACGCCGTGGTCTCCAGCCTGGCAGTCGGCAGCGTCGAGCCGACCCAGGCCGCGCTGGCTGCGCCCGGGTCTGTCACGCCCACCACGGCGACCTCGGGCGGCACCGTCGCGGCCGGGACCTACCAGGTCCAGGTCACCTACGTGGACTCCTTCGGTGAGACCACGGCTTCCGCGTCCCACTCGATCGTCACGACCGGCTCTGCCTCGACCATCACGATCCCCTCGCCGCCCTCCGAGTCCCCGGCGACCGGCTGGTACGCCTACGTCACCCAGGCCGGTGGCAGCACCTACACCCGGCAGCAGACGGCCGGGTCGCCTACGACCATCGGCACGCCCCTGGTCATCACGGCCCCGCCGACCAGCTCGGGCGCGGCCCCGCCGAGCACGAACACGACCGCCTCGACCACCTCGGAAGTCGCGAACCTCCTGACCTTCATCTCCAACAGCCCGGGTGCGTACGGCAACACCCTGTACACCGAGATCGTGGCGGGCGCGTCGAGCCTGAACGACCCGACGTCGGTCTTCACGGTGAACGTCTACCTGGGCGGAACCGCCGCCGCCAACCTGGTGGAGACCTGGCCTGCGGTCTCGCTGAACCCGGGAAGCGCACGCAACCTCGTGTCCATGATGAACGCCAGCATCGGCGGGTCGAACTTCGTGTCCGCCAAGGTGGCCTTCGCGAGCGGCAGCTACGTCGCGGGTGACGGCTCCTCGGACCCGATGCCACAGTCCCCGACCGCGCTGACCGGCGGCTCGGATGGCACCGTCGCCCCGTCGCTGGACACCGCGATCACCACCGGCCTCTCTGCCTCGGGCGGGAACCCGTGGAACTCCCCGGGCCTGGGCAGCCTGTCCAACGTGGTGCTGAACGTCAACCTCCCGGCCGGGCCGTCTGCCGGGATCGCGCAAACCGTCCTGAACAACGTCATCACCTGGGCAGAGAACCAGGGGAACGTCTTCGTGATCATCGACGCCCCGTTCGGCGGGGTGCCGCTGCTGTCGTCCTCGCAGTTGGTCACCAGCTACCAGTCGTACCTGACGACCGGCACGGCGATCAGCGCCTCCCCGAACGCGGCGATCTACGGGCCGTGGCTGTCGATCAAGGACCCGGCCTCGGCCGCCCCGACCGCTACCGCGTGGGTCGCCCCGGGCGGCGCGGTGCTCGGCGTGTGGGCGCAGAACGACACGAACTACAACCTGTCGCACACGCCAGCCGGGACCTCGGCCACGGTCGGCGCGGTCGCGCTGGAGGGGTACTTCACCCCGGCCGACCTCAGCAACCTGGAGACCATGCAGGTCAACCCGATCAAGCAGATCCCGGGCTCGGGCCTGTGCGTCTTCGGCGGCCGGACGCTGGGCACCGGGTACCCGAACCGGTACATCAACGTCAGCCGGACCCTGATGCAGTTCACCACCGACTTCGTGAACATCACCCAGTTCGCGATCTTCCAGAACAACGACCCGAGCCTCTGGCAGTCGATCACCACCGTCCTGTCCAACTACCTCATGCAGGCGATGCAGGCGGGGATGCTGGCGAGCACGACCCCCGAGACCTCGTTCTCGGTGGTCTGCGACGGCACGACCACCTCGGCGGCCCAGGCCCAGGCTGGGATCGTCAACGCGCAGGTCGCGGTGGCCCTGGCTAGCCCGGCCGAGTTCATCATCATCAACCTCAGCCAGATGCAGGGTGGCGGGTCCGCCACCGTCAGCTCGTAAGGAGCCTGGGATGCCATTCAGCCAGTCCGCGTCGATCGCGCACTTAGCGACCGACCCGCTGCGGAACTTCAAGTTCCTGGTGGACATCACGGCCAACCCCTCGGGCACGTCCCTGGCTCCCTCGGGGAACACCCTGAGCCTGGGCTTCATGTCGGTGTCGGGGCTGAACGTCAACGTGTCGGTGATTGCCTACCGCGAGGGCGGCATGAACACGGTCACGCAGAAGCTCCCGGGCCAGGCCGACTTCTCGCCCATCGTCTTACAGCGGGGCGTGGCTGTCGGTCACTCCGAGGACATCAAGTGGCTCAAGGAACTCTTCCAGGTCATCCAGGGCAGCTCGTCCGGGTCCACGGCCGGTAAGGACTTCCGGCAGACCATCGACATCCGCGTGCTGGCCCACCCGGTGACCGGGCCGTCCGCGCCCGTGTCCGCGTGGTTCAAGGTGTTCAACGCGTGGCCGACTGCGGTTGCCTACAGCGACCTGGACGCGGGCACCAACCAGCTCCTGCTGTCGCAGATGACGCTGGCGCACGAGGGCTGGGACTACGCGCTGTCCAGCTCGGTGACGGGCGATGCGACCGACCCGTCCAAGTCCAGCGGCGGCAGGGCGTTCGGCATCCAGTCAGCGGGCGCTGCATAGTAGACTGCCCACGTAAAACATCGAACTTAACATGGAGCAATACATGGGTGCAAGCCGTACGCGGGAAGAGGCGTTAGCCAGCCCGGGGAAGACCAACGCAGATGTAGACGCCATCCTGTCCGGCGCGGGTGTCAATGACGCGCCCGAGGTGGAAGCCCCGCCCGCCGACCTGGTGAAGCTCCCCGGCGGCCTGGTCCAGGGTGGCAAGGTCCGCAAGTCAGCCGTCGTGCGCGAGCTGAACGGCTCCGACGAGGAGGCCCTGTCCCGGGCGCTCCAGTCCGGCTCGGTGTTCCACTTCATGGACGTCCTGATCGAGCGGGGCACCGTGTCGGTCGGTGACCTCCAGGCCACCCCGGAGATCCTGAAGAGCCTGCTCATCGGTGACCGCGACGAGCTGGCCCTGGCCATCCGGATCGCGACCTACGGCGACGAGATGAGCATCGAGCGGTGGACCTGCCCGGCCTGCCAGAAGATGTCGGACATCTCCTTCAGCCTGGCCGAGGATGTCGAGCGCAAGACGCTGAAGGCCGAGGACGGCGTCTTCGAGGTCAGCCTGCGCAAGGGCGCGACGGCCAAGGTCCGGCTGCCCAACGGGGCCGACCAGGACGCGCTGTTCGAGGACGACGACTGGACGACCGCACAGCGGAACACCATCCTCATCAGCCGGTGCGTCCTGAGCTACACCGACCCGGACGGCCAGGAGTTCAACATGGCCGCCTTCCCGAGCATGTCGCTGAACTTCTCTATTCCTGACCGGCAGAAGATCATCCGCGAGATCAGCGAGCGCCAGCCTGGCCCCCGGTACAATGAGATCGGGTTCACCCACCAAGAGTGCAAGAATGAGGTGGTCCTCGCACTCGGGGTGAGGGACTTGTTTCGCGACCTTATCCTCTTCCTTTAGGGGACTGGAGTACAGGGCCACGCTCGAAGAAGTCGGAGCGTTGTCCCGGTTCTTCGCTGGCTGGTCGCGCACGGACCTCATGAGCCTGCCGGTGCGTGAGCGCCGTTACTGGATCAGGTGGGCCACCTATGTGGTGGCACAGCAGGAGCGCGCGAACGACGGGAGGTAGCAGTGGCCAGCAAGAGCGCCCTTCCGAAGCTGGTCACCCAGCCGCCGTTCGCCGCGCAGATACGGGACTTACCCCGGGCGCTGGGGACGAACGTCGCCCTTCAGCGCGGCTACATGATCTGGGCTAAGCCGATGACGTCGTTCTACGGGGGCGGCGGCCCGCTGGGCGATGGCCGGGACATGATCAAGTTCCTGTTCAACCCCTCCACCGTCAGCACGGACTACAACGTCGCCAACGCCAGCCTCCAGGCCGCGATGATGTACACCGTGCCCGGCGACCAGGGCAACCTGCTGGCCCCGCTGTTATCCCAGTCTGTCTCCTGGTCGCTGTACTTCGACCGGACGTACGAGCTGAACTACGGCGGCAATTCCAGCGCCATCAATGACCCCGCCGTGGTCGGTGTCCAGGCCGACGTCTACCAGTTCATGCAGTTCACGGGCGTCTTAGCGGACCTCAGCAGGCAGCAGTCAAGCCAGCTTTCCGGTGCCGTCAACACCGCTGGCGGCGGCACGTCAAACGCCCAGATCGGCGGGTCCACGGGCGGGATCATGATGATGGTCCCGTGCTACGTGTTCTTCGGCAGCTCGCTCCAGCAGATGACCAACAACCCGAAGAGCAGCAACTTCAACGCGCTCGCGAGCCAGCTCGCGTTCTACGGGTTCATCAGCGAATGGAGTGTCGAGTACACCCACTGGACGTCCAACATGGTGCCTATCCGGGCCGTCGTCTCGGTGAGCTTCACGATGCTGCCCGCGCCGCCCAAGGGCGTCCAGAGCGCCGTCTGGCGTGACCTCAACCGGCTCGGGAAGGCCCCGTCCACCGCGCCTATCCCGTACGCGCCCGGCCAGACCGGGACGCCTCCCATCGGAGTGATCGGTGGCTAGCGGCGAGTTCAACGCGGGCGCGGGCGGGCTGCTGGGGACCAATGACCTCCAGCAGTCGATCGACACGTTCAAGAGCGCAGTCGATGACCTGAAGTCCACCGTCGCCAACCTCGGGACGTCGATGGGCAGCGGGATGCTCCGACACCCGGCCATGGGGATGCTGTCCGAGGGCCAGACCTTCACCAGGGGGTCGCTGAACGGCATGGCCATGGGGGGCAACGGCTCCTTCCTGACAAGCTCTCAGCAGCGCGGTGCGGTCATCCTCGGCCAGGGCCAGGGTGGCAGCCAGGGGTCCTCCTCCCCGACGCCCACGATGAACGACACGGCGTCTGGCGGGGGTGCCAACGGCGGCGGTTCCTCCTTCGGCGGTCCTCGCGGCGGCGGCGGCAGCGGGTCCGGCAGCTCGGGCTCGTCCGGCAGCTCGGGCAGCGCCAGCCCGCCGCCCACGATGGGCTCCACGGCAGCAGGCGGCGGTGCCAACGGCGGCGGTGCCACGTTCGGCGGCGGCTCAGGCGGTGGTCCTGGCGGCCCTGGTGGTCCCACAGGCCCGATCGGCGGTCCTCGCGGCCCGGGGATGGGTGCCACGCCCGCGTCGTTCCTCAGCCGTGCTGGGGGCGCGGCCATGGGCGGGTTCGCCGCCATGGGGATGAGCCAGTACGGCAACCAGCTCCTGTTCAACGCCTACGGCCAGCAGATGGCCGCCACGTACGGCTACGGAGCCCAGTCCGCCCAGAACAACGCCTTCGGCAACGGCAACGGCATGGTCAACGCGGCGGCGGCGGGCAGCGCCCAGGGCGCGGCGTCCGAGTTCACCACGCTCAACCAGATGGCCGGTGGCGGCGCGATCGGCTACGGCAACGCGCTCCAGGCGGCGAACGCCTTCGCCTTCACCAACCAGGGCCTGGGCGCGGCCGGGGGAGCGCAGCTCGCCTCGTCGGTGTACAACCCGGTCAATTCCCTGCGGATGCAGATGCTCACGGGCGTCAGCTCGATCAACCCGCAGTCCGGCCAGATGAACAGCATGGCAAGCGTCATCGGCGGCCTGGCCTCGGACAACTACCTCGGCGGTGGCGGCTACAACTCCCGCACGGGGACGTTCCGCCAGTCGGCGCTGAACGCATCATTCACGCCCGGCCGTGGCACGAGCTACATGAACCTCCAGTCGCTGGGATACAACCCGACGCAGATCTCCGACATCCAGTCCATGACGAGCCAGGCCAACCAGGCGGCGAACCGGGGCCACACGTCTCTCTCGAACGTGCTGGGCACGATGGGCCACGCGGAGTACGGCTCCGAGGGCCAGATCCAGTCGGCCGACGCCCAGCTCAAGAAGTGGGGCATCAACCTCTCCACGATCCAGAAGCAGGGCAACTTATCCAGCCTGGGCATGGCCCAGTCGCAGAGCCAGTCGAGCACCTTCAACGAGGCCATCTCGGGTGCCACCTCGGTGATGACGAAGTTCACCCAGGCGGTCAACTACTTCCTGGACAAGACCGGGCTCAACAAGGCCATGGGGCTCGGCGGGGGCATCTCCGCAGGCGCAGCGTCCACCGGGCTCAGCGGCATCATGTCCGGTATCGCGGGCACGGCCATGTCCATCGCGAGCATCGGCGGCGGCGCGGCGGGCGTGTCCACGGCCCAGCCGATGACGAGCCAGGGCAGCAGGCCCGGCAGCTCGCTGTCCGGCGTTTCCGGGTCGGCCGCGACGGCGGTCAAGGATGCCGAGGGGCAGGTCGGCAAGCCCTACGTCTACGGCGGCAGCAACCCGCAGACCTCGTTCGACTGCTCGGGCCTGGTCATGTGGGCCTACGGCCAGGCGGGCGTCAAGCTCCCGCGCACGAGCCAGCAGCAGTGGGCGGCGCTGAAGAACAAGTCCGTCCCGGCGAACCAGGCCCGCGAGGGCGACATCGTCTTCCAGGCCGGATCGGACGGCACCGCGCAGGCCCCGGGCCACGAAGCCCTCATGATCTCCAGCAAGCAGATCGTGGAAGCGCCGTACACGGGCGCGAACATCCGCATCCGGGCGTACAACCCGAACGAGTGGCAGCACGTCGGCCGCCCGGTGGGCAAGGGCGGCGGCAGCGGCAGCTCGTCGGTGTCCGGCACGCAGACCGGCAGCACGTCGTCCTCGCTGGGGGCGGGCAACTCGGGGGTCGGGAACTACGGCTCGACTGAGGAAGTCGATGCTGTCGCCAGCGCCCTGGGCGGGGGCACGTCCGGCGGTGCCACGCACCTCATGTCCACGACGACCAACGGGTCAGCCACATCCGGCAGCAAGGGCAACCTCAACGTCGGGACGGCGGGCGGCGGCGGTGCGGGCGCGAACAAGGCGCTCGCGAAGAAGATGGCCGCGCAGATGTACGGCTGGAGCGGGAGCGAGTGGTCGCAGGGCCTGGACCCGCTGTGGACGCAGGAGTCCGGGTTCCGCAGCAACGCCCAGAACCCGACCAGCACCGCCTTCGGCATCGCCCAGTTCCTGGACAGCACGTGGGGTCCGTACGGGCCGAAGACGTCCAACCCGGGGCTCCAGATCAAGTACGGCCTCGAATACGTCCACAACCGGTACGGCAACCCGCTCGCCGCCGAGGCGCACGAGAAGCAGTACAACTGGTACGGCACCGGCACCCGGAGCGCGGCCCCGGGCATGGCGCTGGTGGGTGACCGTGGACCGGAGCTGATCGACCTGGGCGGCGGCGGCCAGCAGATCCACAACGCGCAGGCGACCTCGAACATCCTGCGTGGCAACTCGGCGCTCCCGGCTCAGTCACCGTGGACGGCCTCGCCCGGCCAGCAGCTCCTGCTCGACACGATGACCCCGGCCAACAATCACGCGCGGGGCTCGGGCGGCGGCGTGACCATCACGCTGACGGTCGAGAAGGGCGCGTTCCAGCTCACCGGCACCGGGATCAGCGGCTCGTCCGATGTCCAGTCGCTGGCCGACGCGTTCGGCCAGGCGGTCGAGTCCCGCCTCCAGAAGTCCGAGCTGATCCGGAACATCGCGAGGGGGAACACGGGCTGATGAGCATCTCCGCTAACTCCCGCTACGCCGCTAGCCCGGTCATTGCGCTGAACCGCAGCGGCCAGGTGATCAACATCATCGTGCCCGCCCAGCAGCAGGCACTGACGATCAGCTACGTCTCGCACATGGTGACCGACAATGACCGGCTGGACAACCTGGCGAACCAGTACTACGGCGACCCGACCCAGTGGTGGCAGATCGCGAACGCGAACCCGGAACTTCCACCGGACTGGACTAATATAAGCGCTGGAACGATCATCCGAATCCCGTTCTCGTAAGGAGGCGACGTGCCCTTACCCGTTGGACCCGTCGTCTACCAGATCTACGTCAACGGGACCCTCGTGTCGGACCCAGCGCTGGACGTCTCGATTGAGCAGACGTGGGGATGCCACGACATCTTCACCGTCCGGATCGAGTACAACCGGGGCTACCCGATGAACTCGATCGTGCCGTGGGCGGACAATGCGCCCGTCTCAGTTGTCTGGGGCAGGCGGCCGAACGCCCTCCAGACCTGGTATGGCTACGTCAACCACCACGAGCTGAAGAGCAACGCGGACTCCGGAACCCATAACCTCCAGTACACGTACTATCTCATCGGCACGTCGAAGCCGATGAACACCGAGAACAGCTACGTCTGGGGCAACGTCAGCCCGACCTACATCGCGAAGCGGCTCGCGCTCAAATACCACCTGCGCAGCGTGCTGACCTCCACCACCTGGGTCCTCCAGAACGAAACCCAGGCGAACATGTCCGACTTCGCTTACCTGAACTACATCGCGGACAAGACCGGCTTCCGGTTCTGGGTGAGCGGCGGCACGCTCTACTTCATCGACCCGGCCGTGATCCTGGCCGGGACCTCGCGGCAGGCGGTCCCGTCCTACCGCCAGGACAAGTCGATGACCCAGCAGGACACGATGCGGGACTTCGAGCTGCTGCGCGGTGACAACCTGCCCGGCTCGACGCTGGCCCAGCGGCAGATCTACGGCATCGACCAGACCTCCGGGCACTTGTTCGGCGCGGGCACCGGCAGCGGGAACGTGACGAAGGTCAACACGGCCCGCGTAGCCCAGTCCTGGGGGGAGGCCAACCGCGTCATCAAGGCGTGGCAGGGCCTGAGCCAGTTCTGGATCGGGGCGCAGGCCGAGCTGTTCGGGGAGAGCCTGATCTACCCGGGCAAGGTCGTCTACCTCAACGGGACGGCGCTGCCGGGCGGCAACATCGGCTACTGGCTCGTGACGAGCGCCAAGCACATCCTGACGTCCTCATACACCGGGGTGCCGACAAACGACAAGTACGTCACGCAAGCCGTTCTCATGCGCAACTCTTCCGCGACAGTCCCGGTGATCCGGGGCCTGAACGTGGTCAGCCCCGAGTTCGTGACGTGCAGCCCCAGCAACGGGGTCTGGTATTCGAGCAGCCTCCAGACCATTTACGACGGGGTGAACTGATGGCCAGCGGCAACGGGGGCGTGTACTTACGTACGGCCGGTGAGAGCCCCGTCCGGCAATGGTGGGGGATCTACTACGGCTACATCGCCGTCAACCAGGACCCGCTCAACACCGGCCGGGTGAAGTTACGCGTCCCGCAGATCTTCGGCAACACCACCTCCGGGTGGGCGTCCCCGATGGTGCCGGTGACCTACATCCCGAAGGTCGGCACGGCGGTCACCGTGATGTTCGTCGGTGGCGACCCGACGCAGCCGGTGTGGTTCGGGAACTTCGCCGTGGCCGGGTCGGGCATGGTCCTCACCGGGATCACCACGCCCAGCGACACCCCCAGCCCTGTGCCGCCCGTAGGAACCATCTACTACCAGCTCGACAGCAACAACAACATCCAGGGGCAGTACGAATGGAACGGCGCGGGCTGGGTCGAATACTTCATCGGCGGCAACTTCATAACCGGTGACTCCATCAACTCCGCACTGTTATCCGGCGCTGGTCTTAGCGCAGGGACCATCGGGCTAGGCGCACTTGACAACTTAACCGCCAGTGGCATGACCCTGTATGAGGGCACCGTCGCCGCCGCCGATGTCATCGTGTCCGGGCCATCGGGTGGCCTCTTCATCTACGGCACTGGCGGCACGCTCGTCCAGACCTTCAGCAACGTAGGCACGTTCACCTGGAAGTGCCCGCCCGGCGTGACCACGGTCTACGTCGAATGCTGGGGAGCTGGCGGCGGCGGTGGCCGTGGCAACGAGCCTTCCGACGACGGCGGTACCGGCGGCGGTGGCGGTGAGTACGGCGCGAACGCCGCGTACACCGTGGTGCCGGGCTCGACCTACACATTCGTGATCGGATCAGGCGGCTTCGGCGGGCATACGGGCAGCTCGTCCGGTGGGCCGGGCGGATTCACCCTGTTCGACACGACGGGGGTCGGCGTTCAGGCCAACGGCGGCAACGGCGGTGCGCCCGGCGGGACCGGGGGAGGCGCGGGGACTGGCGGCACCGGAGGCGGTGCGCCCATTGCCTTCCCGGGCGGCAAGGGTAACCCCTACACCTTCCCGGCCCAGCATGGCATGGGTGGCGGCGCGTCAGGTGGCCCGGACGGACCCGGCCAGGGCAACAACACGGACTCGCGGTCGGGTAACCCCGGTGGCCCCGATGCCGGTCCTGGTGGAGACGGCGGGTCTTCGGTCGGCCCGACTGCCGGTTCCAAGCCGCCTGCGCCAGGCGGCGGTGGCGGTGGCGGTGGCACCTCGGGCAACAGCGCCGCCGATGGCGGGGCCGGGGCACACGGGCAGATCCGGCTGACCTACACCGCATCGGCGGCCAACCTCACCGGGTCCATCACGGGCCAGGCGGGCGTAGACCCGGTCAGCGGCGCGGCGGTACCCGAGGGCGCGAAGTTCGACAACCTGACGGTCGGCACGCAGCTCACCGCGACCGGCGGCACCATCACCAACCCCACGGTGGTCACGACCGACACCTGGCACGAGACGGGCGGCCTGGAAAGCGGGTGGGGCAAGGGGTCCGGGTTCTTCAAGTACACCCTGCTGCCGAACAACATGGTGGCAGTGTGCGCCCAGGGGCTGACCATAGGCACGGTTGCCGATACCACCCCGATCCTGTCCGCAGCCAACGGCCTCCCGCCTGCCTACCAGCCGACCACCCCCAAGTCCCTCGTGGCCGACACGAACAACATCAAGGCGGGTAGCGCCACCTACGAGAACGCGAGGCTCACGTTCAACACCGATGGATCAGTGATCATCAGCGGCTTCAACCTGAACGCGACGTACTGCAACCTCAACGGCATATTCCCCCTCGGCTTCTAGCCCATGACGAACCTGACGCAGCCGGTAGAATACAGGAGTGTCGATCGAGATTCAGACTCCGTTCCAGCTCACCCCGTCCGGGGCCATCGCGGTCACTACGGACCCGGGTGTGCAGGCGCAGCAGCATGTGACCTCGCTGGTGTCCACGTCGCCGGGCGAGCGCGTCATGCTGCCCGCCTACGGTGTCCCGCTCGCGGCGCTGGTCTTCGCCTCGAACGACCCCGTGGTCGTCGCCACCATCGAGCAGGACGTCACGACTGCGCTGGCCGAGTGGGAGCCGAGCATCATCGTGAACTCGGTCAGCCCGGCAGCGGGCCAGGACCCCTCGCAGGGCGCGGCGATGGTGAACGTGGACTTCCAGGCCGGTGCGACCCCGGGCGCTCCGGGCGCGAGCGTGCAGACGGCGACCATCCTCGTCGGCGGAACGGTGGTCTCTGATGACATCTAGCAACAACGTTGCCAACGTCTCCCCGGCGTTACAGGTCCCGCAGACCATCGACTACACGAGCAAGGACTTCACCGCGTTCATGCAGTCGATGATCGCCTACGCCAAGACGGTCATGCCCGACTGGAACACGGGCTCCGAGGGCGACATGGGCGTGGCGCTCCTGGAGATGTTCGCCTACCCGCTGGACATCCTGAGCTTCTACGGTGACCGGATCTCCGCTGAGTCCTACCTGCCGACCGCCACACAGCGCCTGAGCCTGCTTAACATCGCCCAGCTCCTCGGATACACCGTCTCGAACGGGAGCCCGGCTACGGGCACTGTGACGTTCCAGACGGCCAACCCTGGCCCGGCCGTGGACATCCCTCCGGGGACGCAGGTCGCCTCCAGCTTCAACACGGCCATCGACTCCCCGGTGATCTACGAAATCGACGCCGGGCAGGGCACCTACACGGTGCCCGAGAACGGCGGCACGCTGACCCTGAAGGTCACCCAGGGCGAGACCACCACCCAGGTCCCGGTCGGGACTTCGACCGGCTTACCCGGGCAGGCATTCCAGCTCTCGCAGACCGGCATCATCGACGGCAGCACCCAGGTGTTCGTCCAGACCGACGTGAACCCGCAGCAGTGGGCCGCCGTCCAGTACCTCGTGGACTCCGGGCCGTCCGACATGGTCTACACCACCTACGTGGACGCCAGCGGACTGACCTGGATCGAGTTCGGGGACAACCTCAACGGGCTCATCCCGTCCCAGGGCCTGATCATCTACGCCACCTACCGGGTCGGCGTCGGCAGCGCGGGCAACGTCGCGGCCGGTGTCATCGGGGAGATGGTCAACCCGATCGACGGCGTCATGGTCGGGGTCCAGGCGGACGGGGTCACCTTCCAGTCCTCGGCCATGGCGGGCGGCTCCGACCCGGAGACCAACGACCAGATCCGGGCCAACGCGCCCGGCGTCTTCGCGACCCAGCAGCGGGCCGTCAGCGTGGCCGACTTCGAGGCCATCGCCAAGAACGTCCAGGGCGTCAGCGCGGTCAACGTGGTCGCGCAGCACTCCACGTCGGTCTCGGTCTACGCGCTCGGCCCGGACTACCAGCCCGCCGCCACGGCGCTCCAGAACCAGATCCTGGCCGCCTTCGCGGGCAGGACCCTGGCCGGTGTGTCGGTCACCTGCACGCAGCCCGCGCTGATCGCGATCGACGTCGGCTCAACTGGCAACCAGGTGCAGCTCCAGGTCGCGGACAACTACCTCCAGTCCTCCGTCGTCCAGAACGTGCAGACCGCGCTCACCGCGCTGCTCCAGCCGCCGAACGTCTCCTTCGGGCAGCTCGTGACGGTCGGTGAGATCTACCTGACCATCCTGGCCATCGCGGGTGTCCAGTGGTGCGTCGTGCCCGTCATCACCCGCGAGGACGTGACCCAGACCGGCACCGCGAGTATCCAGCTCCGCGCCTCGGAGATCGCCACCCCGGGCACCTTCTACATCACCGCATCGGGAGGCTTCTGATGGTCGCTCCTATCTACCCCAGGGCGTTAGTGAGCTGGACCGACCGCATCGACGGTACCGACATTGTCTGGGCGGCCGACCCGAACAGGCTCGCGGCCGAGATCATCTCGATCGAGCAGACCCTCGGGTCGATGCCACAGGTCGAGCCGGACCCGCCGGTCGGCAAGCCGGTGACCTACAGCTCGGTCAGCGCCCGGATCTCCGACGCCATGCTCGGCGGCCAGCTCCCGTACGTCTCCATCACCAACGCGAACTTCAAACTCGGCAAGGGCGGCGGGTACTACAACGGCCAGTTCAACACGTTCAACCAGGTGGTCTCGGACAACTGGAATTACTTCAACGGCTCTGACATCACCATCCGCGAAGAGGGCGTGTACCTCATCGACGCCTCGCAGTCCTGGGCAAGCAACTCGACCGGCTACGTGATGATGATGCTGGTCATCAACACCGCCCGGATGCGCCTCGGCCGGTGGAATTGGGCCGACTTCGACCCGGACGGCACCAGCACCGACTACGCATCCACGGATGTGCACTGGATGGGCACCCTCAGCGAGGGCGACCGCATCCGCATTGCCTCGCAGAACGCGACCGATAAGAACCCGACGACCGTCACCTTCTCCAACCTGCACGTGCAGTACCTGCGGAAGCCGCCCCCGGCGTCATGACGACCTACGGGATCAGCAACTACGGGCGGCCGAATCTGTACGGCCCGTCCCGTGCTGCCACCGTGGTCCCGGGCGGCCCGTCTATTCCGCTGGTCAACAACGCCTACCTGATCGACCCATTCGTGGCCACGCCGATCGACTACCACTCGGTGCTGCTGACGTGGCACGGCCCGGACCCGACCACGGACACGCCGATGAACGAGTTCCGGCTGCTGTCCTCGCGCTACGGATTCCCGGTCGATGAGAACGACGGCAACATCCTGCTCGACACGACCAGCCTGCCGGGGACCCAGTTCGTGGACCAGACCGTGGTCCCGGGCCAGATCTCCTACTACGGCTTTTACATCCTCGGCGCGAACAGCCAGTGGATTCGCTCGGGCTTCACCGCCTGCCTGATGCCGGTCAACCACGGCTACGCCACCCAGTTATGGTCCTACCTGCCCGAGTACCTGCGCGACGTGCAGGACAACGAGCTGACCGCCGACGCGGCCGGTGACACCTTCCTGTCACAGTTCCTGGCTGTCGCCGGGTGGTCGATGGACTATCTCAAGACCCAGTACGACTTCCTGTTCAGCAACCAGAACGCCCCGATGAAGATGTCGTTCACCGACCTGGCGGACCTCGCCGGGGAAATCGGCATGCCGTTCTCGGGGGAGATCCCGGCTTACTTCCTGCGCAAGGCGGCAGCGAACTGGGCGACGGTGATGCGCCAGCGGGGATCGCTGTCGGGCATCTCCGAGCACATGAGCCTGCTGTCGGGCTACACCGCCGACGTCCAGATCTCCCGCAACATCATGCTGGAGAACGACCAGTCGCTGCCGTTCAGCCCGCAGTTCAGCCCGTGGTCGGCGGGCATCCCGTACCTGGTCGGGGAGATCGTGTCCTGGCCGGTCT